AGAACCAAAGAGTATTGACCGCTTGCGTGAACTGGGTCTGAAAGGAATCAGGAAAGCAAGGAAGGGCAAGGACAGCATCAACAACGGCATTGACTTCATACAGGACTATCATATTATCATTCATCCCCGTTGCGTGAATTTCATCACAGAGATCAGCAACTATCAGTGGGATAAGGATGCCAAGACGGGCAAGAAACTGAACCGCCCTATTGATGATTTCAACCACCTGATGGATGCAATGCGTTATGCGATTGAACAGATGGCAAAAGGTGATGCCTTTAGTTTTGATTAAGCAATTACCGGGTAGAATACACGGTGTCAGCAGCCGTTTCTTTTTGGACGGTAGGAAAAGGTTGTCAAATGCTTACTCCGGGGCGGTTGCAATCGGTGACCGCCTATGACACCTGTATAACTACTTTTTGAGATATTAGAAACAAATTAGTAACACATACCCTTGGAAACATAGTGTTTTCAGGGGTTTTGATTTTATTATGCAATGAAAGGGGTGAATTGAACCGTGTTCAGTTCCTTTGTGGATGCAATCACATTAAAACTTAGCAATTTCATATTGCAAGGGGCAAAGGCACACATGACCAACTTGGAATTTCTTGAAAAGGAAATTGCAGCATGGAAGTGTTCACCCCGTAGAATGATGCAGATAAAAGGATTTTTGTACTATGACGGTGACCATGATGTAATTCACCGCAAGCGTACAATGATCGGTGAAGGTGGGGAACTTGAAGTTGTTGAGAATCTACCAAACAACAGAATTGTTGATAACCAGTATGCAAAGATGGTCAATCAGAAAGCCAATTATCTGTTTGGTAAGCCGTTCACACTAAGCGGTGAAAACACTGCATATATTGAACTGCTGAAAAAGATATTTGACAAGAAGTTCATGCGAACATTGAAAAGTGCGGGCAAAGCTGCATATAACGGCGGTATTGCTTGGCTATATCCATACTACAATGAACGGGGTGAATTTGCTTTCAGGCTTTTCCCCGCTTATGAGATTTTGCCATTTTGGAAAGATTCTGAACATACTGAACTTGATTTCTTCATCCGGCATTATGTGACGGTTGCCTATGACGGCAATCAAAGGAAGTTCATTGAAAAGGTTGAATTGTATGATCTGAATGGTGTTCACCTGTTCATTCTTGATGGCGGGAAACTGATTCCTGACATTGTGAACAATGAAACCGCAGACTTCCCACACGTTACAATGACGGATGCTGCCGGAAATGTTCAAGTGTTCAACTGGCAGCGTGTTCCCCTGATTCCATTGAAAGCCAATGAACAGGAAACACCGCTGATTAAGAAAGTCAAGTCATTACAGGATGGCATCAATGTGATGCTGTCTGACTTTGAAAATAATATGCAAGAAGATGCCCGGAACACCATTTTGGTATTGAAGAACTATGACGGTACTAATTTAGGTGAGTTTAGGAAGAACCTTGCAACCTATGGTGCAGTAAAGGTCAGATATGACGGTGACACCAAGGGCGGGGTTGAAACCCTTGAAATCACAGTCAATGCAGAGAATTACAAGACCATTGTGGAAATCTTCAAGAAAGCCTTGATTGAGAACGCAATGGGTTATGATGCCAAGGATGACAGACTTTCCGGCAATCCTAATCAGATGAACATTCAGTCAATGTACTCTGACATTGATACAGATGCCAATGATACGGAATCAGAAGCACAGGCAACAATGGATGATGTACTTTGGTTTGTCAACTGCCACCTTGCCAATACGGGACAGGGTGATTTTGAAGGTGAAGAAGATGGGGTTGATGTGGTATTCAACCGTGATATGCTGATGAATGAATCAGATATTATTGATAACTGTCAGAAGTCACAGGGAATCATTTCTGATGAAACAATCATCAGTATGCACCCTTGGGTAGATGACCCGCAACTTGAAATGGAACGCCTGAAAAAGCAGAAGGAAGAAGCACAGAAAGAAATGCTTGCACAGTATGACCCATTTGGTACACAGAACCAAAACGGTGACTGTGCAGATGATGACCCTGACAATAAAGGTGACCCGTCACAGGGAAGTCAGGGCGGTGAAGTAGATGAATAACGGTGAATACTGGCAGAAGCGTTTTGAAGTGCTTGAACAGGCTGCACACCAACAGGGGGTTCAGTGCTATGCGGATATTGAAAAACAATACCGACAGGCACAAAAGCAACTTGAAGGTCAGATTGCTGCATGGTATCAGCGTTTTGCATCTAACAATGGGGTAACCCTTGCAGAAGCAAAACGGATGTTGAACGCAAAGGAACTTGCTGAACTGAAATGGGATGTGAACCAGTACATTCAGTACGGTCAGGAAAATGCGATCAACGGTACTTGGGTCAAGCAGCTTGAAAACGCATCTGCAAGATTCCATATCAGCAGACTTGAAGCCTTGAAGTTGCAGACCCAACAGAGCATTGAAGTCATGTTTGGAAACCAACTTGACAGCATTGACAATACAATGCGGAATGTTTACAAGTCCGGCTATTATCACACAGCCTATGAAATTCAGAAGGGCGTGGGTGTTGGTTGGGACTTTTCCGCACTGGATGACAAGCAGATCAGCAAGGTCATCAATAAGCCTTGGGCGGTTGACGGCAAGAATTTCAGTGAAAGGATATGGGGCAACCGTCAGAAGTTGGTCAATGAACTGAACAACACCCTGACACAGAACATCATCTTGGGAAAAGACCCACAGAAAGCCATTGATGAAATTGCCCGGAAGATGAACACTTCCAAGACCAACGCCGGGCGGTTGGTAATGACAGAAGAAGCCTTTTTCAGTTCCGCAGCACAAAAGGACTGCTTCACTGAACTGGATGTTGAACAGTTTGAAATTGTGGCAACACTGGATTCCCACACTTCGGATATATGCCGGGGTATGGACGGCAAGCATTTCCCTATGTCTGAATGGAAGGTTGGTGTGACTGCACCGCCGTTTCATGTTCATTGCCGTTCAACCACAGTACCATATTTTGATGATGAATTTGATGCTGTCGGTGAACGTGCTGCACGGGATGAAGAAACAGGCAAGACCTACTTTGTACCGGGCAACATGACCTATAAGGAATGGGAAAAGTCGTTTGTCAACGGCGGTGATAAGTCAGGTTTGCAAGAAGTGTTGCCGGATGATACAATCAAGACAGAAGAAAAGAAAACCGTTGATGATTGTGAAACTGTTGAACAGGTTCAGGATTTGATGAAAGATCAGCAATGGTTTAGGGTTGCGGAAATCAACGGTCATGTGTATGACACCAATGAAAGAATAGGTCTGAAAGGCTTGGATTTGGGTTGTGCAAAGTCCATTTACAAGACCCATGAACAACTATTTGATAAATTCCCGCAGTTGAAGGGAAAATTGAACGCAGTTGGAAGTACGCAGTTGGGCGGTATGACATACGCACAATGTTCTTTTGGTCTTGGTCACGGTGGTGTTACGGTCAATACAAAGTATTTTTCTGATATGGAAAAACTTGCAAAGTCCTATGAAAAAGACTTGCAAGCGGGTTTTCATCCAAAGGGTACAGATTTCAGTGCTATTGTTATGCACGAACTGGGACACGCTATTGATGATTACCTGTCATATACTGAAATGGTATGTGGGTTACTGAATAATTACAGACCGAAAATTGTATCTGCTGATCTAAGACCAAAGGTAATGAGATCATGCGGGTTGAAAGTTTCTGACATACGCAATGAAGTCAGTGGATATGCAACCAAAGATGCACAGGAATGGTTTGCTGAATGTTTTGCTGAATACATGGTATCAGACGAACCAAGACCCGTTGCAGCAAAGTTTGGTGAAATGTTGGAAGAACTGTTGAAAGGGGTGAAGTAATATGTCACAATCAATGCCGTCATTTTGGGATAGTCCTTATTTTGTCCCTGAACCTGACAACTGGCATCTGACAGAGGATGCCCCGGAAGAATTAAAGAAAGAATTTGCAGAGTATATGAAAGAATCTGCTGATGAAAGCACGGTCAAATAACCGTGCTTTTTTCATACCTTAACAAGTTATCAATAGACCTGTAATAACTGCTATATGGCGGTTATATGAGGTCAGAAAGGGGGATAAAAGGCACATGAAAACGTACACAATGAGAAAGGCACGGTGATCCTGATTATCTCCCGGCTACTGGGTCAAGTAGCACATAGAAAAGGCATCCGGCAACGGGTGTCTTTTTTCTTGCGGGTTGTCAAGCGTAAACCGAACAAAAACCAATCAATCATGTGGGAGTAACCCCGTATAAAAACGTATTTGAAAGGATGGTATAGAAATGACAAGAAAACAGTTAGAGGATTTAGGACTTACCAAGGAACAGGCTGATTCAGTAATGAAAATCAATGGTGATGACATTGAGAACGCAAAGGGTACTGCTTCAACAGAAATCAAGAACTTGCAGACAGAGGTTGAAGGACTGAAAACACAGGTCGGTGACCGTGACAAGCAGTTAGAAACCCTGAAAGCATCTGCCGGGGACAACGCTGATCTGAAAAAGAAGATTGAGGACTTACAGACTGAAAATGCCACTGCCAAGGCAACCCATGAATCTGAACTGAACCAGTTGAAAATTGATTTTGCGGTTGAAAAGGCACTTACTGGTGCAAAGGCAAAGAACATCAAAGCTGTCAAAGCCTTACTTGAACTTGGAGAAGCCAAACTTGACAAGGACGGAAATGTCAAGGGACTGGATGAACAGATCGAGAAGTTAAGAAGTGGTGATGACACCAAGTTCCTGTTTGAAGCACAAAAGCAGCAGAAACAGCAGCAGAATTTCAAAGGTTTTCAGCCGGGAGCATCAGGGGAAAAGAAACCGGGTGAGGGTGAAACGGTCGATTTCTCAAAAATGAGTTATGACGAACTCACCGCTTACATGGAAGCAAACCCGGATGCACAGATTTAATTTGATGAAAGGAAGGTAACTGAAACATGGCAAAATTTGATGCTAAAAGTTTTAATGAAAAGGCGTTCGGTAAGTACATGAGTGCTATTCCGAACGTGAAACTGAACAAGTTACGTGAATCCCGTGCAATCGTTGGTGATGCAAGATTACGTGACACTTTTGTGAATAACTCACAGACTGGCACTGTTTACGCAGTGTTACCGTTCTTTGGTCTGCTTTCCGGCACACCACAGAACTATGACGGTGTTGACAATGTTACGCCGGGCAAGACTGACACCTATGAACAGGGTGTTTTCACCTATGGCAGAATGAACGGTTGGACAGAAGCAGATTTCAGTTATGATGTAACTGGTGGTACTGACTTCATGGCAAACGTAAGAAATCAGATCAATGACTACTGGAACGGTGTAGATCAGGATGTTATCCTTGCAATCTTAGAAGGTGTCTTTGGAATGAAGGACACTGGCACGGGTGACATTAAGAAAGCCAATGCAGCGTTTGTTGAAGCACACACCTATGATATTGCACAGGCGGGTGCTGAACATACTGATGATACTATGAAGATGGATGCAACAACCCTGAACAGTGCAATTCAGAAGGCTTGTGGTGATAACAAGCAGAAGTTCAAGTTGGTTTACTGTCACAGTGCAGTTGCTACCAACCTTGAAAACCTGAAACTGCTTGCATACTTAAAGTATACAGATGCACAGGGCATTGAGCGTGATCTTGAAATGGGTACTTGGAACGGCAGACTGGTCATCATTGATGATTCTTTACCTACTAAGGTTGTTGAAGCCGTTGCAGAGGACACAGGCAAGGGAATCAAGGCACAGGATGCGTACACAGAGTACACAACCTATATCCTTGGTGAAGGTGCTATTGGTTTTGAGGATGTAGGGGCAAAAGTGCCTTATGAAATGGTTC